CCGGGTATACATCCCTCCCATCCATCCATCCTCATAAACCATCGCTCTTCCCACCACCCCACCCCACCAAATGCTCAAATCCGGCATTTGTGGCTCATTACAGCCACTTTCTCTCAAAAGTGATATCTATACATACCCCACAAAAAAAGGCGCTCTTAGAACGCCTCATTTGAAAACTACCAATTTTGTGTATATCTTGTGGATATGTTCGGGGCTAAATGCTAGGTATTAAATAGTAGTTAACCTAGCCTCTCCTCTATGGCTTTTATTAAAACTACTCTTAGGCTTCCTGAAACTATCAAAAGCGATATTTTTCTTTAGGCCACCATGTTTTTCCCAAAATGCTACAGGATCACCACTTGTATACTTAGGAATTAATCCAGCAGCGCTAGCGGCTTTTACTGCGCTCTTATACATATTAGCGCTAGTAGCTTCTTTATCAAAGATCTGCGTAGTTAAAATGGTTTCACGCTTACCGCCACCCAATCTTTTAATAGTGATATAGTAGCCTGTACCTTTAGCCGGTGGGATAAAAGATCCCAAAGCATAAATATCACCCATTGGGTTTACACCTGTAGCACCTATGCTACCTATCATTATATTACCTGTTTTCATATTACTACAAATATAAAGTTTTTTCTATCGCTTGAAATATCTGATAGGCCACCTGTGGCACTATGGCGTTACCGTAGGCTTTGATACTTTCTGCTCTCCACTTAGGAAAGGTAATTCCGTCCAGTTCACCGGGAAGCCCATCATCTCCGCTACAAACCGGGGATTGAGTTGGGAAGTTTTGGAAGTTTGTATGTATCTGTTTAACGTTACGCTGTGCATTGATCCTGGCTTTACTTGGCTGCTCTTCATTGTTGAAGTTGCATTTGTTGAATCCATCGCTGTTGGCGTTGGCAGTAATCCCCTTTGATATATAAAGCCCGTCGCCACCTCCTGTGCTAGTGTTCCGCTGTTGCCAAATTTCTGCTCCTTTTTCGATAGATTTTCGCTGTAGGCATCCATTGCCGCCGGTGTTTTTAGCAACAAACCAAACCCTGTCCCGTCCGTGGGGCGCATTGACCGCCGCTGCAGGTATAACCACGGCCTGAACCTCGTAACCTTCAGCTTCCATGTCAGTATGCACCTCGTCGAATACAAGCCCTCCATCCCAATTAAGCAACCCATAAACATTTTCCCCCACGATGTAACGTGGTTTAATTTCTCGTATTGCTCTAAGCATTTCTGGCCACAAGTGGCGCTCATCCTCTTTGCCTCTACGTTTTCCAGCTTTACTGTAGGGCTGGCATGGGAATCCTCCGGTAAGAATATCAATTTTGTTTGCATATTTTTTAAAATCAGATTTTGTAATATCGGTAAAGCATTCAGCCTCCGGCCAATAGTGGTGTAGTACTTTTTGGCCAAAATCATTCCATTCACAATGAAACTTATTTTCCCATCCCATCCATTCAGCTGCTAGATCAAATCCACCTATACCACTAAATAGGCTGCCGTGCGTTAGTTTTTCCATACAGCAAATATAGGGGAAAAATCTTTTTTGCAAATTTTTTACATTTTTTTTGCAAAACACTTGCACAACTCAAAAATCATCCCTAGTATTGCATCACTAAACCGCGACAAAATGAAAAACAACACCTCAAACACAGCTTATCAATTACAAGTTTTAGAGATTGAATTAACAGGAATTATTGCACTTACAAGAAAGCCAAATTTACTTTATCGTGAATTGTACGAAAATAGAATTGCTTTATTAATTGCACGTAAGAATCAACTCCTTGAAATATTGCCAGCTTAATTGAATATCATTTTAAAAACTAAACCGCGACAAAATGAACGAATTATTTATCTTATTCTGCTTTTTGCTTGTAATGATCCCTATCTTAATAGGAACGCAAGCTTTTGAAAACATGATTAAAGGCGAAGAGGAGGATCAGCTATGAACGATCCACAATTAGAAGCAATGCGCCTAGTAAACAAATTTACTTTGTATGGATTTATCAAAGATCCTGAAACCAGTGATTTAATGGTAACCTTTGCAAAGTTCGCAGCGATCCAGCACGTAACAGAAATTACTACACCGGATTTAGATCCTGAGCAGATAGTATATTCTATGAAGCTTGTAACTGCAATTACTAACCTAGAGATAAGCTACCCACTATGAGTACTGAATCAATACAAGCCATGATAATTATCATAGAGGATCAGATCGATCAGATCCTAGCTTCACTAAATGCCGATAACCTAACAGAACACGAACTAAGAGCGCGCAAAAAGTTAGCACGCGATCTATATTTTTCAATCCAATACTATGACCTCGGAAACAACAAATAACCAAACCTACCACCGGCACCGCTTTAGCTGCCCTAGAAAGGTAGCAGCAAAGCTAGAGGCCTACGATGGTAGCCTCATTGAATCTAGCTGTAAAATTATTCAGGACGTAAACCCCGACAGCCAAAACGTACTAGTACAGTTTAGTACTGGGCAATGCGCAAAGCAAACGGTAATACAGCGCCTAGCCACATTTTTAATTTATGCAATGCAATGAAAATAGAAAACATTAAAGCCTTAACCCCTGTAAAGATGTTAGCACTTGCTTACCATGATGCCAGGGACGCTGTAGAATTTTGTAATTGGTATATTACAAATAAAGAGCAGCTAGAACTACACGAAAAATCATTAATAAACATGGCCTATCATGATGGTATCAACGATGCTACACAGGATCTGGATCATACATTAAAAAATGATGAGTATTATAACGATAACTATCTACCATGACAAGCCAGGACGAAAAATACGTACTGTGCTACAAAGCAGTAAAAAAGGCGTTACTAAATACCCATAACGATCTAATGCACATTATAGAAAACAAAAACCCACACAATATACCGGATCCAAAAATGCAGTTACAATTTCTGCGCGGCTGGATGCAGGTAATACAAAGTATAGAGGATAGCTACGGAGTAGACAGTAGAGATCAGATTTTAAACTAATAAACCATTTAAAACAAAACAAATATGGAAAACAACCAACAATTAGCCCGCGTTAATGATGTTAACGCCGCTATCACGCCCGAAATGTTAGAAGCTTCTGCTAACTTGTCAAACCTTAAAACTGCTATTAACCTTTCGCCTGAGTACATCGAGCTAGCGAAGCCAGGCGAATCGTTCAGAGGTATCTTCTGGGGCTTTACTGAAATGACAGTAAACGATCAAGTAACCGGTGAGCAGCGCACCATGCCAGCGGCAGCATTTTTGGTAGATAAGTGTATCCGCATCAATGGTGGAGTAGCTTTGGTATCAGAATGTACAAAGGCGGGTATCGATAAGGGTACACCGTTAGAGGTAACCTTTAAAGAGAAAAAGGGTAACTTAAAGATTTACAGCTTAACGCTACTAGCGTAAAACTTGTAAACTAGTTTTAACTGGGGATGGTTATTTTTGTAGCCATCCCTTTTTTACCTGGATCATGGCAAAGAAAAAAAGCACAGTACAGTATAAGGATAGAAAATATAACTATCCTAAAGGCTTTACCAAATATGGTAAGGCAAAGACAGGCTTTATGCCAGCAGCTCAGGGAGCGAGAGTTTTTGTAGAGAATAACCTAGAAAAAATCCAAAAGGGTACTATACCTTATGATAGTTTAACACAAAGGGAAAAAAGGGTATATCGTGGTAAAACCAGTAATACTTTTGCCAATACCTTTACCTTCAAAGATAAAACCTACTACGATCCCACAGGCGTACTGCGCAAAGCGCTGGATAACTTACCGGCCTTAAAAGGTAAAAGAAACCTTACCAATTTACTACCTGAAAAAGATTTTAAAGATTTTTTCGATCAGCGAATAAACCCTACCAAAGGTAAGCTAAACGAAAAAGATAGATCTAAGTGGCTAGAGTTTTCTAGTTCACTTTATGATTTTAACAAAGGAGAAAAAACCAAATTTTACCGCGATGAATCTGGTTCATTGATGGATATAGTAACCAAATTAAATAAAGCACGTAAGCAGGGCAGGGAGATACGCGTAATAGATACCGATGGCAGTATAAAGATCGGAGTAAACGCAATAGATAGAATGAGGGAGTTTGAAGCTGAGAAACTAAAGGAGTTTACAGATAAGGCAAAGCCAGGGCAAAACATACAACTACAAATTATCTATATCTCTACCGACTGGAACCCATACACAAACACAGTAACTTTTAATCTAAACAACGTACAAGTAAATGATCTAAACAAAACACCATAACATGAAAAAACAAAACGCCGCGACAATGTTTAAAAACCCACAACTACAGGAATCAATCATAAGGCAGTACAAAGAGGCCGGCCTAGATTTTACTGTAAAACATTCAAACTACAATACCCAGATCATAGGCCAAGAATCGGTATTAAAGTTCGTTCAAACAGAACACAGTATCAGAGTTTTTATCGCCTATAACAAAATCGTAAAGGATCTAAAGGCCAGCGATAGAACTGTAGAGATATTACAGGGAGATTGGAGTACTGAGAACTTCGATAGTAAAAACGGCTTAAAGCCCTGTAAACTAAATTCAGTACTAAACCTAGATATTACTTCAGCCTATCCTTACTGCTTATTTATCAATAAGCTGATCACCTTAGATACTTTTAATTACTTAATGCAACTACCAAAAAATGAGCGCTTACCGGCTATAGGTATGATCGCCAAAAAATCAGTATGGATAGAATATAAGAAAGGAGATGCCAGCAGCTGGGAGTTAAAAGAGGGAGAATACGCCAATATATTTTTTTTTGTCATTAATCATATTTCGGATCTTATGGACTGGGCTGCTGAGATCGCCGGTAGTGATTTTTTATTCTATTGGGTAGATGGTATATTCTTAAGGCCTGGTATCAAAAAGGCAAAGCTTAACGAGATTACTAGAATCTTTGCCGAGCAGGGCTACTACTACAAATACGAGAATGTAAAGGATTTTTCTGTTGTTAGGGATGGCGATAAG